TTCACAGAAAGTCCCAAATGGACTATGTGGGTATGTTGTAAATAAACTCGCTGATGCTTTACCTGGTATGGCTGTCCGCATCCAACTATGTAAAGTTCTTACTTGGTTCTTATAACCTTCACACGAAGGGCAAGGGTTTTTCTTATTTTCTACTCTCCAAACATACATCTCATTAGGGTTCGTCTTATGGGCATCAATTATATCTTGATCTGGTGTATTTTTATCAATTTTTCTTAACCCAGCGAACAAATACTCATATTTTTCTTCACCATTTCTGTTTTTTATTGTAAAACCACTTAAAGTTTCATCAATTATCTCATTTTCTGCTTCATTTAAAGGTTCATAACCTACAATTTCTCTCATTTCATCTCTTTCAAGTATGTTTTGTAGTATATTTTCACTAAAATTAATAGATATAGGTGTATTTTCTAATATATCTACAGGGTTCATACCATTTATTAATAAAACCTTATTAAAAGCATCTAAAATACTCTTTTGTTGGTTCTTTATCACCGTATTATAGTATAATTCATAGTTTTCTAACACTTCGTTTGCTGATCCCAGCTTACCTGGTGTTGATATACCTACCAAGTTCTCATTTACTACCTTATGTCCTATTAATATCTGTTGTAAAGTGGTTTTATTTAATAAATCATATTGTTTATCAGCGTTAGTCATCTCCATTATCTTAACTTCTGGTTTGTTTTCTCCTTCTGCGTCATAAAAAGCCAATAAAAACTTACCAGATTGTGTTGTTCCTTGATATTTATCAATAATTTTGTCTTCTATCATCTGGCGTTCTTGTTCTGTTGTCTGTCCTACTGGAAAACCAAAGAATATAGAAGGGCTCATACCATTTTTTAGATTATTAAAATGAAAATTAGCAATTTCACAATCAATCTGGATCCATTTTAAAGCTCCTATGTAATCTGGCAATGAATAGTAATCTTGGTTAGGAATATAAGAATAAATAGGTAAGATCTGTCTTTTTCCACGCTTTATATCACTGAAAATAGGAACTTCAATAGGTTTAAACCTTTCTTTTCTATAATTGTCCCAATCTCTACTATAATAGAACTTATCTAATCGGTTTTTATCATTTAATTTACCCCATCTAATTTTAGAAGCGTCAATATGGTATATTTGTGGTATAGAAAGACGATCTTTACTCCATATAACCTCTATATAACTTAAACCCATAATTTCAAAGTCCAAAGCCACTTTTCTTAATATATCATACATACTTTCTTCTGGGTTAGGACGGTTTATAAATTGTTCAGTTCTTTCACTATACTCCATCTCTGGATCTTGAATAAAACCATCACCACATATCATATTTAACTTACTTTTAATTATAGCGTTATGTATGCCACTTTTATTATATAAAGTTATTAATTCTTCTGGGAACTTATTATCATCACCATAAGGGATCCACTCCCTATTTTGTTTTTCAGTAAATATGGGTATTACTTTATCTGTAATATCTACAATAGATGAAAACATTTGTATTTTTGATGGTGGTGGTGTTACGTGTTTCTTTAATTCCATTTTACAATTTTATTTTTTATAAATATAAACCGTTGGTTCAGGTGCTTCAACATAAGTAGATCCTGTAGTATAGTTAGGATCATAAATAAAACATTTACCAGTTTCTAATTTATTTGTTGAACCACTATTAATATATGCTGAGTAAGAATACCAACCAGGCATAGGAAAAGGTATATTTGTTATACCTGATACCATAAATGTTGATCCTGTTTCTGTTGATATATAAAACTTATCATATCTTTCAGGGTAGTCAGAAAAGTTTAAAAAATTACCAGAGTAGTTTTCTAAACTTTGATCATTTTCAAAATCAATATAAAAGGTTCTACCTGAGGTCGTTGCTGATAAACTTTCTCCTAATGTTAATATAATAGTTTGTTGGTTGTTTCTGTCTGTATTATATTTCAATCTTAAACTCATTTAATTATATTACTTTTTATATACTTTTGCTATACTTTTTATATAGTTTTATATATATTTTTCTATACATTATTTTTAATAAAAAAAGAGCCCTTATAGAAAGGGCTCTCAAAACTACAAAAATAATAAACCTAATGAACAATTGTTAGAAGTCAAAAAGTGCCAAAATCTTACTATCAACAGAACTACTTGCTGATATATCAATTGTTGGTGCTGGTAGGGTCTCTGCCCCACTCAAAACAATCACTTCACCGTTTAATTCATCTAATTTATTTCCTGATGCGGAACCCGCTGAGGCGGTTAGGTTTAAACCTCTGTGGGCACCGATCAACCAATATAGACCGTTCCAATCTTTTATAATCGCCACTAAATCACCTTTACTTAATTCATAAATCTCGTTTCTTAAAGTGGCGCTCATACGCTTAAATGTCAAAGTTATAACAGGGGTCCAATGAACGTTTGTCATAACACCATCACCTACTATCGCTTGTGTCCAATTACTATTATCTTTTAGAAAATCATAAGTGGCACCAGTGTCTCCACTTGATATAAAGGCAATCGCGGTTATATGTCCAGTGTCTTCTCCGGTCATTCCAGATACGTCTAATGTTGATCTTTCAAAAAGAGCTATCTTTTCAATACCACCTACATTCTGTTCGCAACCCTTTGTATAACCTCCTAATGTAATACAACCCATTTTTTAAAAATTATTTTTTTTGCCTTTATACCAATAAGGCATTGTTGGTTACAACAAACTCACAGAAATAAACACCTACTCCAAACTTGAAGGAACCATTTATTCTAATTTCTCTGTTGTCTCTTGAATACCACATATCCAAATCTTCTGTCTCGTCCAGTAAGTCAGTAACAAATACTATATTACTCTTTGGAGTAAGATACCAGTAGTGTGTTCCTCTTAAACCAGGAACTCCCATAGCTGTTATATTCGTTCCAGGGATCTTATATTCAAACTCATTACTATTACCTGGATCATAATGATACATATTAGCATTAACTAATTGTTGGATCCAAGTTCTATAATCTGCGATTGGCATAAACAATACCAAATCATCTCTCATAGCTACTCTTTCGTCCAAATCAGCCACCATATAATTAACAGAAGCGATTATATCTGCTGCTGTATAACCAGTTCCTTGAGGACAAAAATCTAAACCAGTACAACCTGATAAGAAGTCTGCCATACCTGCGCATAATGCCAAGTTTCCTGAACCGTGTTTAGTGTCTGCTTGCCAGAACATATACTCAATTTGAGTTGAAAGTTCTGCTATCTTATTATCTAAAACATACTCAGCAAAAGGGTATGTTTCTGGCATAGAACCTTTTGCCATTAACTGACCATACCATTTAACCTCTAAATCTTTAGGACAAAGAGCTTCCATATAATCACATCTACATACTGCTACGTCCATTTGCTTTAACCAAGTATGTCCTGATGTAGTCCAACCACAAGCTGCGGCTTGTAGATAAATGTCGTTGATATTAACATTTAAACTTACATTGCCTTTCTGTCCTGGTAGAACTTCAATACCGGAACTTATAGTCTTCGCTCCATAAACGGCACGAGCCATAAGGCCAGTATTTTCATTTGTATAATCAGTTAAAGTCGCAATATCAAAACTAAAATCTTGCTTTTTACTTAATTCCATAACTTTACTTATTTTTTTTATTAATTTTACTAATCTCTCTTAAAACTGCCATTCTTCTATCTTTCTCACTCATATTAGTAATTTCTTGTTTCTCCTTGGTAACCGTATCTACCTCAGGATCATTATTAATTCTTACAATTTCATCAATAACTTTTTTCTGATCTTTATTCATTTTTTCTAATTTAGTAATCTTATCGCTTAATTCATCAATAAGGTCCATAACTTTACCAATTTTATCGTCTTCTAATGGTTCTTCTTCATCTTCAACCAAAGGTATAATCTCGGCGATTACTCCCTCAGCGATTACAAAACGATCACCATTATCTAAAACATATTCACCATCAGCAAGTGCTTCACCATCTACGGTAACGGCTGCTCCTACTTCCCAGGTTCCATATGTAATTACGGTTCCATCTTCTAATGTAGCAGTTTCAAATGTTTCTTCCTCTACATCTTCTTCTGTCTTATTCTCTAATTCTTCTTCTTTTGTTTCTTCTTCTAATTCTTCTTGAACTTCAACTTTTTCTTCCTCTTCAACTTTTTCTTTCTTTGAAAAAACAAGTTGTTTAATTTCTTTGATAATTTCACCAGCATTACTCATATTTTAAAATTATTTTTTTCTATAAGTATATATAAAATAAACATATAAAAAATTGTGGCCATTAAAAAAAGTGGTAATCGCTTACCACTTCAGGTTTAAAGAATAGTCCAGCTTAACCTACATCACTTATTTTCAATAGGTTTTTAATTTCTTCTAAAACTTTCTCATCGTCATCTAAATTGTGGTTATCATATTTTTCAGTGATCCAGGCTTCTACTGATAAACCATTAATCTCACCATTTTTTATTTTTTCTTTAACTTTCGGGTTATCAATTTTATAACTTAAAACCCAAGTTCCATTAGGTATATTCTTATAACCATATTCAGTTATTAATGGATCGTGTTGATTGGCCACTAACCAACTATAAATCAAATGAATACCTTTTAATGGGTGTTCGTGTTGTAGTGTGTTGTTTCTATAAAAACCACTAATTAAAAAGTTTTGCGATAATTTTTCAATTGTTTCTTTTGAAAACCAAGCATAGTATTCTTCATTTGTAAATGGGTTGTATCTGTATATTCTTTTTTCAGGTATCATAGCAGGAGCCACAATTATGCCCTTTTCTCTATCAGCTGTAGCAAAAGTATAGTTATGTTTTACATTTTCATCATTAAAATATGTTAAATCTTGGTTTATGGCTGGGTATTCGACCCAACCCATCGCTGAAATCATATCAATTTCTTCGTCATTCACAATTAATTCAATTTCTTTCAATTCTTTATTTTTTTCATCTTCATTTGCCATTTTTTTAAAATTATTTTATATTCTTGCGTGGTTCTCGATAATTCTTACTTTTTGTTGTAGATCTGTTATTTCATTTTCTAAAACATAAACTTTTTTATCATTAATACCATTCACAATTTCTCTTATACTTCTTTCGCTTAAATTGATTTCTGCTGAACCAACAGAAAAATCTGATCCACCACCGGCTACATTTATAGCTGACGCGAGGTTTCTTAATGATGGGTTTGCCATACTACGTTTATTTAGAACAGCTTCACCACCTTCCAGTTCTATATTACCTACTCTTATACCACCATCTTTATGCCTTGGTCCTGATAACATACCACCTTCTTCATAAGTATATTCGGCTTTATTTATTTTATTAATTTGTGCTAATGTCGCTGAGGTTACTACTGCTACACGAGCAAGTTTTAACCACCACGGAATAGCAGAAGACCACACTTCCATAACAGCCCTCGCACCATTTAAAGTCGCTTCAAACTTCGCAAATGCCTTTTTTCTTCCAGCATCTTCTACTAACCACTCACATATATTACCAAACAATTCACCTATACTACCTGTAAAAGAAGCATAGATAGATAACATTTCTTGTGCGTGTTGTCTTGTTAAACCTTCACGAGTTCTATGAGCGGCTTTTAATTGTTTTTCAATTTCTTCTTCTTTGGACTTTATAATATCTAATTCTTCTTGTTTTTCATCTGTTCTAAATTGTAAAACTTCTTCTTTATATCTTGCTAATTCTTCTTTTTGTTTTTCAAGGTATTCTATTTCTTGTTGTACTTTTTCATCGTTATATTGTGCTTGTGTATCATAGTATTCTATAAAACCATTATAAGCAGCAGCCATTTCTATTTCGTGTATATTATCTAAATGTTCTTCTTCTAATTTTTCTAAATTAGCGGCTCCTGCTTTTGCTCTTTTTAATTTTTCATCATATAATTCTTTGTCATAATTTATAAGCACTCCATTATAAAATCTTTCAATTTCTAATTTGTTCTTCCAATTTTCTAATTCTAATTCTTTTCTTTCTTCGGCTGTTAATTGTTCGTTTGTTAATCTATTTTGTGTATAGTTTAGCTGGGATAATAATAGATTTTCTTGATAAACTTGTTCATCTGTAAGTCTTTCACTATAAAATGTGTTCATATCTAAACCAAGTTTATCAATATATTGTTGGTTTTCATCAATTAAAGCTCTATAATATATTTCAACTGCTTCCTGATCTTGTTCTATTACACCTTTTCTAAATATACTTTCTAATTCTTGTTTTTCTAATTCTTTTGTAATAGCTTTTTCTGTTTTTAATGTCTTTTCTTTTTCTTGATTTATTTTTTTATTTAATCCGTGTATTTTTGCTGTTATTTTCTCAATTTCATTTTCCGACTTACCTTGTTCATTATAAAGGTCTTCCTTTGTTTCTTCTACTAACTTTTCTTGTTTTAAAATTGCTAAACGTTCATCTTCTCTCAATTTCATAAGTTCTAACTTTTCTTCCCTTTCTGCTAATAAATCTTTTAATCTTTCTTCTTCTGTTAGATATACCTGTTTTAAATTATTCATAGTTTGTTGAAAATCGACCTGATCATCATTATAATTTTTTTGATCTTGTAAAGCGATATTAATTTCTTCTTGTTTGTTTTTCTGTTTTTCCAGATACTTAAAGTATTTTTCTAATTCTTCAACCGTGGCAACAACGGTTAAATCAATTTCTTCCCATGCTTCTTGTTGTTCTTCTAAATCTACGGTAAAATCTTTTATTTTTTCTAATTCTTCATTTTTCTTTTTTATATGACCTACAAGTGCGATAACTCCTGCTGTAACACCAGCAAGTATAGTTCCCCATAATAAAAGTGGGCTACCTTTTATAACATTATTAAAGATACGCATAGAAGCGGTTACTGCCTCTGCGGCTCCACGGAAGCCTTGTGCTACGGCTGTCCATTTTAAAACACTTTGAACCATCTTCTCCATACTTTCATTTGTCTCTGGTAAGATGGCTTGAACACCAGCAAAACCTGCCGCTATACCACCAGTCAATCTACCAAACTCACCTGTAAGTTGGTCTATGTCCATACCTTCAAAACTCTTTGTCAGGTTTTTAACACGGCTTTCAGTAGTTCTTATTTCATTACTCATTTCTTTAAAAACATCACTACCTACTTCAACATCTTTAATCTGGGTTTTTAAATCATTTAAACGATCTTCTAAATCACCTAAACTTTTATAACTATCGGCGGTGTTTAAATCTAAACTTAATCTTATATTATTTGCCATTATTCTCTGCTTTTGTTTAATTCATAACTCATACTCAACCAATTTAAAACTTCTAAAAAGTTCATATCTAAAATCATATCTTTCTTTGTTATATCATCATTACATAATTCTTTAACAACCAACAACCAACCCCATTTATCTCTTACTTTGTCTTCTGGTGTTTCAAATGGCTCATCATCTTCTCTATTTCCTTCTGGTGTTCCTTTAAAGAGGCCTTTAAACTTTTCATAAACTCCAGTTTTAAAATTATAAAAAAAAACAATGCTCCTAAAACCACGTCCATATCTAAATTTTTAAACTCTTCACTTCTATCTAAAACCTCACCATCGTCATAAGTTTCTGTTTCATATTGATCATCATTATTATATATATTTAAATCTACTTTATTTTTTAAAGGACGATAGAAAATAGCCATTAGTATATGTATATTTTCTATTGGTTCTTTTGAAAACTCTTCTAAATCAATATATTCAGCAAATGTCAATTTATCAAAATCTTTAATAAAACCATATTGTTTATTTTCAAACTTTATAACACGTTGTAAATTATAATTATCTTGATTAAATAAAAATAATATACTTTTTATAACAGGTTTTAAACTATGGAAGGAAGCCTGTTTTAAAACATCTAAATCTATACCACTTAAAACTTGTATTATTTTTAAATCTTTAAACTTATCATCTTTATCAATAGCCGCGATTTGTTGATACTCTTTTAGTTTCAACTCTTTATAACTATTCGGTATGTTATAAATCTCATTATTAACTTCTAATTCTATCATCTTAACTTCCTAATTTTCTTAAAGCTTTAAAAACCCTTGCTATACAATGCGAGCAAGAAGGGTTATCATTTCTTAAATAATACTGGTTATATAAACGGAACATAGTGCGTATCTGATCGTGCGAAGCACTTGTCATACCTTTTAATTCTTTCATTAATTCTTTAATTTCAGGCATTAAAGCTGCTCTTGCTTTTTCTAATGGTGTCCTTAAATCAGGAGTTTTCTCAACTTGTCTTTCTACAAACTTTTCATCATTTTCTAACGTGGGTTCGCTTAAAAAGTTTTCTTTATCTAAACTTTGTCTATATCTTAATTCTTTTCTTAACATATTATAGTTCATGTCTTTTTCAGGCTTATAACCCATATTTTCTAACTCTTTAATTATCTCTTCTTTTTTCATTTAATTTATTTATTTTTTTTAATTTCTGGTGTCTTAAAAACCTTTTAACCTCTTTACCAAAATGAGTGTCCCTTGGTATGTTATAACCTTGTAAATTATCATCACTTTCATCTAAATATAGAACATAATTATCATCTTGATCTAATATCTCTTTAACAAATATATCTTTCCATATATCTCCAATAGGTTCAGGTCCTCCTGATGGGACTTGAAAACTCAATTTTACTTTATTGTTCTCTTCGTTTATTTTAATCTTTTTCATAGTTTATTATTTTTTTTCTCTCAATAACATTTTTACACGGTTTATCATTATTAAAATAGCATTATAATCTAATTCTAAAAACTTCGCGTATTCTTTAATTGTATAATCTGGGGTTTCTAATTTCTTTTTCATATATTCTTTAAACACAATTTTATCTACAAAGAATATATCTAATTTTTCTAACATCGTGTTTATATACTGATAAGAACCCATACCTGTTGTTGTATATTCATTAAAATCAATTTCATCTTCTAATATATCTATATCTATATGGGAGTTATAATAATCTTTATTATAAACATACTGAAAACGCGAGGTTTTAGAAAAACAATTCATCTTATACATAGTCATTAAATAAGCCTCTGCTTTGTTTTCTAATATAACCTTCACAGCCTTTTTAGAGTTTAAAAACTGGATTAAAACCTCGTGGTATATATCTTGTTTCTCTTCACAACTGATAGGCCTATAATGTAGTTTAAAACACTTATCACGCATCTTATAATAATTCTTATTGATCCAATCATTTACTAAACTATTACACATCTAATAACTCCATTAATTTTTGGTTATAATAATTTTTATGATTATCTATATACTCTTGGCAGGCTTTACGAACTATCAAACATATGCTACTTTTATTGCCTAATTGTTTTTCAATATAATCAAAACGACTTAATTCATTTTTCATATCTCTTGTAGTGTTAAATGATATAACGCTGTTAATTTGTTCATTTTCACTTTTAGTTTTCTTTCTCATTTTCACTTTTTAATTTTTCATCATATATCATATTGTCTATTTTCTGCTCTACAAAACTCATATCACCTACTTCTGGATCCATCTGGGGTGGAGTATTAAAGTCTGCCCATATCGGCTTGAAAGTATCACTACGCGTCATACCACACTCGGCATATAACATCGTCATCGTCTGCTTTCTTTTCTCGTGAGCTGTTTCAATTAGATTGGCTACATATTCTCTTTCTTTCGGACCCATTTCATCTATTAAATCATATATTCTATGTCTCATATTCTTATATATTAATTTTTAATTTCATTATATTTTTCATAATTTTTAATTCTGGCTTCAGCTATTTTAAAATAGTTTTCGTCCATCTCCATACCACAGAACCTAAACCCTTCTAATAAAGCGGCTATACCTGTTGAACCTGAACCCATAAAAGGATCTAAAACTATACCATTAGGGGGAGTAATTAATCTACATAGATATCTCATAAGTTTAACAGGTTTAGTTGTTGGGTGGTTGTTCTTTACTTTATGTATAAATGTCCTATCTTCAAAAACAGGTTCTTCACATTTACAAAAATCAACCCCATTGCCGGCACCTTTATTCTCCCAAAAACCACATTTTTTACATTTTCTATTTTGTTTCTTTAAA